CCATGATTGCCAAAAGTAATCCCCTGCTTTCTATGTGGTCGACGGCTGGAGATGCGGACTCACTCTTTATGCAGCAAATCCGTGAGCAGGGTTTACGCGACATTGACCGTGGCGAAAACAACGGGCTTTATTTCGCTGAGTGGAGCATGCCCCCTGAGGCCAAGGGCGAGGAGTTCTACCGATGGGCTAACCCAGCGCTCGGCACCACGATCACAATGAAGGCTCTCCGTGCAGCGTCCAAGAAGGATTACTTCCAACGTGCTCACCTGAACCAGTGGGTCTCAAGCCGTGGCGCTTGGGACATTGGCGACTGGAGCAAATGCCACACCAATCTTGAGATGCCTAGCGGGGGCGTTCTCGCCGTAGATAGCAGTATCTCAGAGGCTCGCTATGTCGGAGTCCGCGCCGTGCAGATGGATCACAAGACCATTGTCCATGTCGAGTTTGTCGTTGACACAGAAGACGAAATGTGGCGACAGATTGACCGCGTCATGCAGGACAAGTCCACCACCCTTGCGATTACACCAACGCTTGAGATTCACATGCCAACGCAATACTCTCGCCGGTACAGCGTCGTTGGATACGGCGAGCTGCTTCGCTACACCACACTTGTGCAGAAGATGATCCTCGAGGACAAGGTTGCACACACTGGGTCGACCGCACTGGCCGAGCATCTCGGTCGCGCAGTCATGGTCAAGACCGCCCAAGGTGCCGTGCTTAGTTCGCAGAAGAGTCCGGGCCCTATCGAGCTTGCACGTGTTGCCGTGTTTGCAATCTCGCTGGTAAGTAAACCGACTAACCGCCAGAAGCCCATGCTCGTGGTCTCTTAGTAGCGTATGCTCTCAACAAGTGACCGCCGCGCGTCGGGCGTGGTGGCCACCCTCTCGAAAGGTCATCATGGGTTTATTCACTAAGGGTGAGACCAAAGCACAGATCAGCCCAGCGCCCGTTCAGAAGGCAGCTGCTGCGGTTGGTGGTTACTCATCTAACAGCGCTAGCTCGGCAATGATTGGCCAGTACTACACATACCAAGAAGGCGAGGCGCGTAATCGCGCGATGCAAGTTGCAGCGGTTTCCCGTGCCCGTGATCTTCATGCCAGCGTCATCAGCGCCATGCGACTCAAAATGTATCGAGAAGCGTGGAACGAAAACGACCGCGAAATGGAAGAGACAGACCTTGCTCCACGTTCTTGGTTGCGTCGACCAGATCCAGCAATCCCTTACGAGACCCTTATGGCTTGGACACTCGATGACCTTTTCTTCTTTGGCCGTGCGTTTTGGTGGATTTCCAGCAGGACACAAGACGGATACCCCGCATCGTTTACACGCTTGCCCGCAGGATCTATCACCACCACAGACCAAGTAGGTCCCGTATGGTTTGCCCCGTCAAACGAGGTTTACTTCAACGGATCAATGCTTGACCCTAAAGATCTTGTCCAGTTCATCAGCCCCGTGCAAGGCATCATCTACCAAGGTGAGCAGACCATCGCTACCGCGCTCAAGATTGAAGACAGTCGCTACCGCAATGCAGCCTCGGCAATTCCGTCAGGCATCCTGAAGCAAACGGGTGGCGAGCCTCTCAGCGCCCAAGAGCTTGCCGACCTTGCAGCTGCATTTAACGCAGCACGAGCAACCAACCAGACCGCAGCACTCAACGAGTTTCTTTCCTATGAGCCAACCTCGGCGACACCGGACAAGATGCTTCTTATCGAGTCAGCCAACTACAGCGCTCTTGACATCAGCAGACTTTGCAATTGCCCTCCTTACTTACTCGGAGTCAGCACTGGGGCGTACGCCTATACCAACAGCAGAGAGTCACGCATTGACCTCTGGACATTTGGCACCAAGATCTACGCAGAGTGCATCGCATCAACGCTGTCCTCTGACGCAATCCTCCCACGCGGGACCTTCGTAGAGTTTGACGTGGACGACTTCATCGGCGAATTTGACGAGACCTCTATGGCTCAAGAAGACGCACGAGTACCAGAAGAAAACACACAGGAGCAAATCGCATGATCCGTTTCACATCCGACACAGTCACCGTAAGCGCCGCTGCCGGCGAGCCCACAGGGGAGCGTCGCATTGATGCGATTGCCGTCCCTTGGAATACTTTCGCAACCGTCAGCGACGGCACCGAGGTCATGTTCAAGGAGGGCTCACTTCCTGTTGATGGCAAGGCCCCTCGTGTTTTCATGTACCACGATTCGTCACAGCCAGTTGGCATCGTGTCCGAGCGAGTGTCAACCGATGAGGCAATGCTTGCCAGCATGTACATCTCACGCACCCAAGCTGGTGACGACGCACTCGTGCTTGCAGCCGACGGCGTTATGGATGTTTCCGTCGGTGTAAACCCTCGAGAGTTTTCATACGACGATCAGGGCCGCATGATTGTGACCGCAGCAGATTGGATGGAATTGTCATTAGTGCCCATCCCAGCCTTTGCAGGTGCTACCATCACCCAAGTGGCCGCGTCAGCGGAAACAGAACCCGACACAGAACCCACACCAGAACAAGTCGAGGAGACAGAAACCGTGGACTCAGTACAGCCAGAAGCAGCAATTGAAGCTGCGACACCAACCGCACCAATCCCCGCACAACCTAAGCGCAATTTCGGCATGCCATCTGCTGGCGAGTTCATGGCTGCTTACCACATCGGTGGCGAAGTTTGGCAGCGTGTAAACGCAGCAGCAGCAGAAGTCGCAAAGTCAAAGCAGACCGCATTGCAGGCTGCAGCTGGCGACTCATTGACAACCGACACCCCGGGCCTCTTGAACCAGATGGTCCTCGGTCCTGTGTTCACGGATCTGAACTACATCAGGCCTGTCGTTTCAGCAGTTGGCGCTCGCGCGTTTCCAGACGGCGGAACTCAGAAGACCTTCGTGAGACCAACTTGGACGACTCACGTGAGCGTAGGGTCTCAGAGCCCAGAGCTTGGTGGCGTTTCCGCAACCACGCCAGTGATTGCATCCAACGTGGTGAGCAAGACCACCCTTGCAGGACAGGTCACACTGTCAGCTCAGGACATCGACTTCACTTCGCCAGCCGCAATGGAAATCATCTTGCGCGACCTTGCTGGACAGTACATGTTGCAGTCAGACGCAGTTGCTTGTGCAGCAATCCTCGCAGGAGACACCGCATCAGGGTCCACATGGACAGTGACAGCAAACGACCCAACCTCATTGATCTCTGCACTGTACGACGCAGCAACAGACATCTTGAAGGCAACCAACTTCTTGCCTGATCACATTTTTGTCAGCCCAGACGTATGGCAAAAATTGGGCGCTCAGCTCAACGCAGAAAAGTCCCCAATCTTCCCATACACCGGCGCAGCTGGTCTCATGGGTGTAAACGGAATGGGCACCGCAAACGTGACACAGATGAACACCTTCAACCCACTGGGCTTGAATTTGGTCGTGGATCGCGCATTTGCCGACAACACCATGGTCGTAGCTCGTGGTACTGCAATAGAGTTCTATGAGCAGATCCGCGGAATCATGTCGGTAGAAGTACCAAGCACATTGGGCCGCACCTTCTCCTACTACGGATACGTCTCGACCTTCATCGCTGACGGCGATCAGGTCAAGTCCATCGCAATCGCCTAATCCCGAAAGGCGGTACCGCCATGGCGGTGTTTACAGTTATCTCTCATCAGCGTCTGGACGATTACGCAGTCGTCCAGACCCTGACGGGAACTGACATTGAAGTCGGTCAGACAATTACGCTGGCTGGTTTAGGCCACGGTCTTAACGGCACACACGTGGTGCTTGACTGTCCTCAGTACGAGTTCACAGGCGTTCAAAGCAACACCGGTGAACTTACCTTTAATCCAGAAGTAGCACGTCCTAACCAATTGCTTTTCCGTGATGAAGGCGACGACCTTGACTTCAGCGCTGCACTTCCAACAGGCACCTGCACATGGACGCTGACCTGCACTTGGGTCACTGCTGGCGAAATCGAGGACTATGTCGGAATCGGCACAGCTTCGATTGAAGAGGCGAGTTTCTTGACGCAGTGCGCTGCAGCTTGTAACGCATTCGCCTATCGCCGACGTTACGAGGCGGGCTACCTACAGGACAGTCTCACCACTGCTCCATCTGGTGACGTCAAACTTGGCACCATCATGATTGGCGCTGCGTACTACAGGCAGAAGGGCAGCTTCAACACGATCGCCACCTTTGACGGCATGGGCGCTCCACCGTCCACCGGCGTTACACCAATGGTCATGCAGCTACTCGGCATCAACCGTCCGCAGGTCGCATAGTGGCGTACACGGATCTCTTTAACGAGGCCATCGACGACCTCACAACAACGCTGAATACCATCACAGGTTTACGCGTCGTCACAGATCCGAAAGCCATCAACCCACCGTGTGCGTTTCTTGATGCCCCATCGTTTGACGCACTCAACTACAACATCGTCCGCATGACATTCCCTGTCCGTGTAATCGGCACAGGCCCTGTGGACCTCAACGGTCTTCGTGTTCTTCTCAGCATTGCAGCTGCGTTGCTCACAAAGAATGTGGCAGTCCTTGACGGACGGCCATCAGTACTCAACATCGGCGGTCAGGACTACGGTTCATACGACCTCACTATTGCAATGCAGGCACAGACATCATGACTGATTACATCGTAAACTCGCATCGCGTCGGCGCTGTCGGCGAGAAGCTCAAGATCAACAAGTTCATCACCGAGAAGGTGTTGGTCCTCCTC